CCGGGGGTGAAGACGCCATCGAAAACGAAATCGTAATTGGCTACGACACAACCGGCAACGGCTCCGACACGGTCACGCTTGGAAACGACTCCATCACCGACACGTATCTCAAGGGCGACGTTCACACCGAGAATCTCACGTCGGGTTATCTGCCCTACGACAAATCGGCTGTGCTAGATGACAGCCCGCTCTATACCGATGGCACTAACTTTGGCATCGGGACGACAACTCTGACGCCTGGTATGCCCTGCAACGTGTTCGCAATATTTCAAGATGCAGCACACGCTGGAGTAGTGTTCAACGATACGGGGCAGGGGTCCGCGTACACGCTTCGGGCGGCCGGCAGTGCGTTGCAGGTCTACTTTGGGGGTACCGCAGTAGTAGTTTTCAGCAGCTCCGAAAACGTCATCATTGGGGCAGTTACATCCAATAACACGATGCGGCATGGGCTCGCGATCGCCAGCGGCACGGCCCCAAACTCCAGCCCTGCCGACCAGGCGATGTTGTGGGTGGAAGACGTAGGTGGGGCCGGACAAGCCGAGCTTCGCGTGCGCGACGAGCTAGGTAACGTGTCGACGCTATCCCCACACGACTCTGACGGGCCAGCGACTCTCTACAAGGAACGGCCGGGGATTGAAGCGGTTGTGGGTTATAGGAATCAGTTTCGCGGAGAAATCCGCTGGATCAACTTCGAGACGCAGAAGGGTATCGTTGAGACGTTCGCTGAATACAATGCTCGCCGGGCTGGCCTGTTCGGGCACGTCGACCTGGTGCAAGAGGATTGGGACAAAAACGAACAGCTCAAGGTGGACGCGGCCAAGGAAAGTCAAGCTGAGTGGGATGAGGATCGTGATGGCTGGCGGCAGAAGCAGGCAGAGTGGGACAAGGAGCAGGCGGCCAAGACGAGGGCTCGGCAACTAGAACAGGCCGCGTGGACCGAGCGAGCCGAGTGGTATCGGGACACGCTTGCCGAGTGGGTACGTTTGCCGTGGCCGTTGCGGGGCAAGCTGCCGAAAGCGTTGCCCGCAAAGCCCCCTGACTATGTCTTGCCAGACACCCGACCACCTAACCTCATTGGCGAACGACCGGAGGACCACGTACCCTTACCAAACCCGTTTGCAGGAGTGTAGCATAGTGGCGATTATGCAGCAGAGAACCGTCAAGACCGCCGACACCAAAAAGGTGCCTGACTGGCTGCGGGGCCAGTTAGGCGACGAGATGACGTTCAACGTGCGCACCCGCATAATGGGGTTATCTTTTCCTCGCCCGTCCAGCGGGCACCTCACGGTCGTGCTGGAGTCGTTCTTGGATGAGGATGCACAGAAGCCCGTGATGGTTGAGTTCAAGGCCAAGCCGCAGGAGCCGGTACCATTCGAGGATATTCTTAACCCGCTGTCACGTAGGGTGTTGGTCAAGGCAGGAAGCGTGGTGCCTGGGCTCCCTAGTGTGGAGGGGCTGCGGGAGATGCTACTGCCAGAAGGGACGCAGACGGTCGGGACATTCGGTGAGCTGTTTGACTTAGTGAGACGGCAAATATATCTGGCACTGATCGACATAATCCCAGACCTGGCCGATGGTGAGGAAGACTCTAGTGTATAGCGGCGGATCATACTCCTCGATGCCTTATTCTTCACACCGCCCTAGGCGAATGGCGTGGGAGGTCTCGTGGTCCGCCCAGGCTACGGCCTCGGAAGCGGTGGCGGCCGTCTTGGATACCTTGGTTTCCTTCTCTTCAGGAGCGATAGCCGGGGAAGCGATTTCCATACAAGCTACACTCTACGCTCTGCTGGAGAATGGGGCTACAGCCTCCGATGTATTCGACGTAGTAGCGGCTCTCCAAGCAACGATTACCTCCGGGGTAAACGTCTCCGAGACAATTGAGGTTACACTTCAGGCTCTTGCTGCTATCGCTTCGGAAGCCCGAGCTGCGGAAGCCTTTGGACGAACCGTTCAGACCGAAGCCTCAATCACAGCAGGAGCTACGGGAGCCGATGCTTTTGGGCGGACGGTTCAAACTGTAGCTTCCTTCCTCTCAGGGGGGGCAGCGGATAGTACCCTAGGGGGGAGTTTACATGCTCTAGCAACGATTTCTGCCGGAGCTACGGCCTCCGAGGCTCTAGGAGCCCTGTTAGCGGCCCTTGCTGCCCTATCCGAAGCCGTAGCGGCGGGGGAAGCCCTATCGGGCCTCCTCTTGCTACAAGCCGCTATTGGGGCCTCTGCGACGGCCTCCGGGACGATATCGGTGACTGCCGGTCTATTCGGGGAGCTATCCGAGGGGGCTGCTACGGGGGGTGCGTTCGCGGTTCTTGCCAGTCTGTTCGCGGAGCTATCCACAGAGGCGGACGCGGGGGCGATCTTCGTGGGGGTCCGGGATGCCCAGGCCGAAATGACTTCAGGGGTAAACGCTTCGGATACTCTTGGAGTAGTCTTCGGGATGGAGGCTTCGTTGACTTCGGAGGCTGTGGCCTCGGAAGCGATAGCTGCCCAATCCGCTTTACGAGCCTCGATTGTCCAGGAGGTGAATGCCTCCGGGGATTTCTTGACGACCTTGGACGCCCGGGCTAGTCTCTCCGCAGGGGCTACGGCCTCATTGGTGTTCTCGGTTGATACCGCTACGCTGATCGTTACGGTACGCTATCCCCTTTATGGTTCTGACAATAGTAGTTTAGAACTAGTTGGCTCCGGAGACGCCTACCCGCCCGCATACGGGAGCGGGGACACCTACGCGGAGTTAACGGGGGAGCCAGACGCTACTTGGGTTCAACTGCGGGGGGCTGAAAACACCTATCCCGTTCTAGAGGGTTCCGAGGATTCTTACTCGACATTGGTAGGGCCTCCTGAAGAATACTCTGGAGCTTCAGGTTCCGAGCCTGAGACAGTTTACTCTCTGTTTGGTTCCGAGGATGACCCTCTGGAGTTGGGGGGTTCGGGAGATTCTGAGTTTACCCTAGAGGGATCTTCGGAGAGTTACCACGAGCTAATAACCGCATGAGGAATAAGCTATGAGTTTTCAAGACGTAGCAAGGACTCTGACGAAGATGGGGGCCTCGGTAGGTCGATCCACCCGGTTGAAGACGGGGGCCTCAATTCGCGGTCGGTGGAAGGTTGAGTGTTGGAGCCCTCTTCAGTGCAGTGACCCGGAAAAAGGCTATAGCTTCCTAAAACGAGCGGGAATCTACCTTCCTGAGAAACGGCTAGGGAGATTGTTACGAGGCGTTATCCCTATGAGTTATGCCATTCGAGCTATCGAGGCGGGGGCCTCGGAGCTTGAGCGATTGCTTTCGGGAGGAAGTCTGCAATGGCGGGCGTCCTTCTCGAATATCGTAGTGAATGAGGGGTTGGATGAGTTACTCAATGCAGCCCTAGCAAATCAGACCCAACACACGGCTTGGTATCTCGGGCTTCTGGCTTCTTCACCTAGCCCCGCTGCGGCTTGGACGAAGACGGAAGTGGGGGTGGCGGACTTCGTGGATTACGACGAGGCGAACCTACAGACTTGGACTCCCAACGGGGCTGCGTCGAGTCAGTCAGTTTCTAACTCTTCGAGCAAGGCAGTCTTCACAATCGCTACGGATAGCTCAACGATTGGCGGGGGTTATCTTGCTAGTGCGAACACGAAGGCGGTAGCAGGGGGAGCGGCAATCATCTACGCAGCGGCTGCCTTTACGGGTGGAAACAAGAGTGCCGATGACGACGACACGCTGACCGTCCAAGCCAACTTCACGATGGCTGCTGCATAAGGTAGAAACCTCATGGCTATCCAACGACAGACGAGACACGTTGGGGATCTTCGGACCCCGATTCTTGCTCAACTGAAGCGTCCTAATGGGGACGTAGAGGACGTGACGGGGAAGACCGTCAAGTTTAAGATGACGGACCAGCAGGGCGTAGAAGTAGTTACCCTGACGGATACGGGGGTAACGAAGAACGACGAAGCGAATGGGAAGGTTCAGTACCAACCCGTAGCAGCTGACGTAGACACGGAGGGAACCTTTTACGGGTACTTCGTAGTGCTAAGTGCCACTGAAACAAAAGACACCTTCCCCGCAGCCAAAGGCGAGTTTGAAATCAAAATTGAGGCTGACTCCTGATGCAGGTTATCTCTGGACTATCGAGCTTGATGGCTAATTTCCGAGGGCGGGAATTGGACGCCCTAAGAGCCTCCGGTACCTCCGTAGTAGTCGGGTATCAGGGAGTCAACTACGCGGTACACGTCCACGAAAACAAGACCATGCGTCACGAGCCTCCAACCAAGGCAAAGTTTCTCGAAGACCCGGCCCGGGAGTTGAATAACTCAGGGGAGTTAAGGCGTATCGTCTCTGGTGCAGCAAGGTCTGGAGCCTCGTTGACGCAGGCTCTTATTATAGCAGCCCAACGTATTCAACGGGAAAGTATGCTCCAAGTCCCAGTGGATACGGGAAACCTCAAAGGTAGTGCGTTTACAAAGGCTGAATAATGGAGGGTGCTCTAGACACTACGACAATGCACAACAAGAAGTATCGTACCTACATTCCTACTCCAGAACCTGGGAGCGAACCAATGTCTAGTGGTAACGAGAAACCTCCGAAAGTGGAGGTCGTAGAGGAGAAGCCCCGGGCATCCCGCCACCCGGTAATTATGGGATACGCGGTTTGGCATTGGCCTGAGTTCAAAGCCCTCGCCAAACGTCTCGGGATTGAGTATGGGGCCCCCATAACGAATTTGGTTATTCGTATCCCAGTCGATGGAACAGTAGAGGTCGACCAAACTTCCTACGGTCAAGATACTACCGAGGAAAAAAAGTGACCGGAGCCCTAGCGCATTCCGCAGCTCACGTGATCCGGAAGCTACTCGTGGACCTAGGGTGCGCAAGCGAGCCCGGAGCCGATGACGACTGGCCTGCTTACGCTCATCGGGAGCCGGATACCCCTGATAGTGTGATCACGGTAACGAACGGAGAAGGAATCCGCGAAGGTCGACACCAGAATAACGGAGAGGTTCAACAGCGGTACGGATTTCAGATTCGGATACGAGGCGTATCCCCCGAAGCAGCTTGGGTAAAAGCTAACGCGATAGCCATAGCCCTAGACGAAGAAGTGAAGTTGGATGTTGTAACCGTATCCGACGTGATTGGTACGGGTTCAGGCGCTTATACGGTCTACGGAATCACGAGGTCTCCGGTTCTCGATTTAGGCAGAGAGAGTCCTGAAACCGATCGCAGTGTGTTAACCCTTAATGGGACAGTTTCCCTTAAACAGAATTAGGAGATGATCCTATGGCAGCCCCTTCCCCTACCTCCCGAGAGACCCCTGATGGCATCCCGTTGAAGGACGGGTACCAAACCCTAATCACCATCGAGGATGATCCCAATATCTCCTTTTGGGAGAAGACGGTTCAACCCCCTGGTCTCGATGGGGGTGATAAGGTCGATATCACGACCATGCACAACACGGCCCTTCGGACCTACGTGGCCCGAAGTCTGACCGAGATGACCGATATGCGGACCCGGGTATCCTATGACCCGGATGCGTACGACGAAATCCTCGCGGTGATTAACACTAACGACGTAATCACCGTGAAGTTCTCCGATGGATCAACCATTGCGTTCTGGGGGTACCTCCGTAGTTTCGAGCCGGCGGATATCTCTGAAGGCTCCCAGCCCGAAGCGGATATCGTCATCTGCCCGACCAACTACGATGGCTCGGCTGAGCAGAATTTCGTGTTGGACGAAGTAGCTGGAACCTAGTCGTTTTTCTTAGGGGGGTCTTCGGACCCCCTCTCTACCTACTCTAAGGAGCGAACCGATGAGTCAAGATGAGATGCACTTCGATGACGAATTGATTGAGATTCCCTTTAGTGTAATGGGAAAGCAATACACCCTTCGAGAAGCTACGGCCGGGGCCGCAGCCCGGTGGCGGAACTGGGCCATCAAGTGTACTACGTTGGGCCCGGAGGGAAAGCCCGTACGAATTGAGGGGATCGCCGATCTCGAAGGCTTCTTGGTATCCCTTTGCTCATTTGATGAGAAGGGAAGACAAGTTCCCATTCAGGTAGTTAACACCTGGGGGAATCGGGTGGTAAAGCCCCTGTTCACTAAGGCGAAGGCGATCAGCGATCTCGACGAAGGGCCTACGGAGCGGGAGTTGTTACACCAGGTATTGTCGAAGCCAGGGGCTCCCGCTACGATCCCGGTGCTTTACGATTGGATAAAGGCTCTGGAAGACCAGGAAGGGGAGTTTGTACCCCTTATTGAGTGGTTGGCTCCTACTCCTGAGGAAAAAGCAAAAAACGAGTCCAGAGGCAGCGAGGAAGGCTTGACGTAGCGAGCCATTTGCGTCTGCCTCTGCGTCCCGTGGATAGCGTCTCCGAACTAACTCATCGGGAGTACCTTACCTGGGAGGCTTATCTAGACGATGAATGGAATCGTCCCTCGAAGACTGACAGTTACCTGATGCAGGTAGCCTCCGAGATTCGGGGAATTGCTAACCTCCTTGCTAGTGTTAAAACCCCCGTGAGGGTCGGCGATATGAAATTGTCTTTTGGGTTCCAAAAGAAGGGTGCTCCCGAGAAACCCCAGGGGACTACTCCGAAACAACAGGCCCAGTGGTCTAAGGCTATCTGGACCGGGTGGGCTAGGGCTAACAAAGGTAAAGTAAACCGGGGGGGTTCCTAATGCCCGCCCGTGACTCAGCTGGAAGATTTACGAAAGGCGGTGGGGGCGGAACCGAGATTGAACGCCTCGTGGTTCGCCTTGTTGGGGATGGTAGCTCCTATCTCCGTATGATGAAGACGGCAAGAACCGCTACCCAAGCGGCGATGCACTCTATTGGAACGTCTATGGTTAAAGCCGGCAGCCATATGCGGACCCTAGGGCGTTCCATTTCTAGGTATGTGACCTTACCCCTAGCAATTATGGGGGCTGCTGCGGTCTATCAGTTCGCCAAGTTTGACACGGCGATGGTAGAGAGTACGTCGATTATGAAGGTCACGGCGGCTCAGACTGCCCAAATGCGGGACAGGGCTCTTAGCTTATCCGAGCAAGCACCACAAGGACCAGCAGAGCTAGCTAGGGCCTATTTCTATCTCGCCTCTGCTGGTCTCGATGCGGCCCAGGCCATGGCGGCTCTCCCTCAGATGGCCGCGTTCGCTACTGCCGGAGCGTTTGACTTAGCTACAGCTACGGACCTAGCAACCGATGCCCAGAGTGCTCTTGGGCTAACCGTTAAGGATGCTGCGGAGAACCTCAAGAACCTGACCCGAGTCACGGACGTATTGGTAAAGGCAAATACTCTAGCCAATGCCACGGTCGAACAATTCTCGATGAGTCTCACGACGAAAGCGGGGGCCTCACTCAAAGCCTTTAACAAGGATATTGAAGAAGGCGTGGCCGTCTTAGCGGCTTTTGCGGATCAGGGAGTAAAGGCCCAACTAGCCGGTACTCAACTGGATCGAATCGTGAGGCTACTCAGCAAGTCCTCAATGGATAGCGTCGAGGCTCACAAGAGGTTAGGCTTTAGTGTCTTCGACTCTGCCGGGAAGATGCGCAACTTCGGGGACATTATCGAGAACATTGAGGGCGTTCTACGGGGGATGACCGATCAACAGAAGGTGGCAACCCTCGTACAATTAGGATTCAAAGCCCGAGTCCAACAGGCGATTTTACCCCTACTGGGTACGAGTAGGGCTATCAAACGCTACGAGGCTGAACTCAGAAAGGCCCAAGGGACAACAAAGGACGTAGCTGATAAGCAACTGAAGTCCTTTTCTAACCAACTCAAGATACTTTGGAACCAGATCAAGGTAGTGGCAATAGAGATCGGGGAGAGTTTAACCCCTAACATCTTAGCTCTAGGACGGTCGCTGGCAGGTTTTGCCAAGTGGTGGCAATCCTTATCGGATGGAGCCAAGACAGCTACGATTGTACTAGCCTCGGTCACTGCTGCAATAGGCCCCCTGATTACAGCCCTTGCCTTGTTGACAATAGCCCTAGGGCAAACTGCTATTGCGATGAGCTTCTTGACGGCCCATCCCCTTATACTTGCCTTGACCGTCTTAGCAGCGGCTTTGGCAGCCGTTACGGTAGGGACAATCTACCTAGTGAAAGAGTGGGATGCCCAAAATCGGATCGCAAAGGAAGGGGATAAGATATATGCCAAAGCGATTGAACGAGGAAAAGCACAAGAAAAGCAGCTGGCGAATCAAGTCTCTGAGCTTCATGCTCTCGCCGATAAGGGAAAACTGAACAACCAAGAGATGGATCGGGCGGCAAAAATTATCACGGACCTGGAAGCCCGATATGGAAAACTCGGAGTCTTCGTACACCGTACAACCGGAGAGATCCTCAACTTCACAAATGCAACCGAGAAGCTATCCAAGATAAATAAGCGGGGTAGACTCCTCCCAATAAAGAAAGAACTAGAGGATATTGCCCGCAGATACAAGGAGGCAGAGGAAAAAGCCCAGTATGGTCATCAGACATGGGTCAAAAGGGGACAACGGCTCCGGGGGGAGTACCTCCAGAAGTTACTAGAGTACCAAAAGGTAAAAGCTGGACCTGATTTACCGGGGGTTGAAGTAACTCCTGATAAGGCTTCTTTAGAAGCAGCCCGAGCAGCCCAGGCAGCCCAAGAAGAAGCTAAAGAAGCCGCAGCGGCTGCCCTAAAGGCAAAGCAGAAAGCTATCTACCAGGTTATTCAATCCTTTCGAGACCAACAGTATGCGCTAGGAAAGACCTCAACTGAGATTCAGCTATACGAGCTAAGAGCCTTCGAGGCAAATGATACTCAGGTAAGGTGGGGGGCATCAATCCTCGCCACTACCGAGCAAATAAAAAATCAACAAGCCGCAATAAACGAAGGGAAGCGGATAGTCTCGCAGTACGCCACTCCTCAAGAGAAGTTTGAGAAGAGGATCGCCAAGCTCCGGCAGCAACGCCTCATGCGGCAATTAGACCCCCGGGCTGGAATTGACGTAGGAACTTACCGACGAGCCACAAAGGAAGTCTATGACATACTCCAGAAGGAGCTAGGGGAGGCAGAGGGCCTTAGGGTAAAGGTATCTACTGTAGATATCGGAGAGGCTACTATCTCAGGAAGTATCGCTGAGAGGGAGCTAGTTGAACAACAGAAGCGAATGCAAGCCCGGAGACCCGGGAGCCCTCTCGCAAGTCTAACCACTCAAAGGACTCTTCAAGGAGCCCGTACAGCGATCACCCAAGGCCCCTCATTTGGGGAAAGACAACAAGCCCGAACCGCCCTGGGGTTCTCAAACGACCCTCAGCTGGTGATCGACCCCCTAGACCGGATTGCCTTCAGTACGGCGTTGATGGCGAGCCTGTTAGACAAAGCAGACAAGGCAAAAACCACTATAACTCCGGCAAACCTGACCCAAATAGGAGGAGGGTAGATGGCTGCCTCACTAGTTGGCCCCGGAGACGGGCGAATAAGTTGGGATCGTCGAGACGACGAAGACGGTCATCGCCTCTATACAGCCACCTACAAGGTCATGACGACTAGTACCAGCGATGGCCCTCAGGTAGTGGCTGAATGCCCTGGACTTCCTGTGGTCGGTTCTTACTGGAATCTGGGAAATGACAATGATGCCTGGGCTCGTTGTTACCCAAATCTTGACGTAAAGATGGCCCCCGAATATCAGAAGGAGCCGGGGGTCGTTTGGGAGGTTACCCGGACCTTCGGTACAAGGCCGCTGAACCGCTGTCAGGATGCCTCTGTCGGAAACCCGATACTGGAGCCGGCGAAAATAGGGGGGTCTTTTCTCCGGGGTACTATCGAGGCTCAGTATGATAAGGACGACGAACGTCTCCAATACTCAAGCCTAGAGCCGATAAAGGGAGCCCCTGCGGAGTTTGATGAATCCCGCCCCCAAGTTTGGATTGAACAAAACGTCTTGGCCCTAGACCTCGCTACCGTAGTGAGTTTGCGAGATACCGTCAATGATGATACTATGTGGGGGGTAGATGCCCGATGTGTGAAACTCTCGGGGTTCGCTTGGTCCCGTTTGTTATATGGGGTGTGTTCCTACTACTACACTCGACGCTTTGAGTTTGATGTTAACTACGACACCTGGGACCGATCCATAACAGACGAAGGCACGAAGATCCTCAACTATGCCTGGCTTCCCAACTCTTGTGTGGATCGCCACAATCCCGAGATATACTACTTCACCGACATAGCAGGAGACCCTTTAGACCCGACCAAGCCCGAAAACTTCATGCAGTTCAAAGACGCTAGTGGTGAACTTTCGACGACTATTCTTGATAATGGCAAGATGTGGGTAGCTACAGGAACGGCTACCCCTCCAAAGGTAAGTATTCAATACTATCCCGAGGGAAACCTGTTTATCCTCGGGATTCCTATAACCCTTTAGGGTATTGGCATGGACGAAGCCCAGTTACACCTGAGCCTTCGGATCGCTAACGTAACGAATAGCGAATTGGAGTTTCAGAATACCCCTCAGACGTTTACCGCTGACGTAGGTTCCGGGGCTGACGGTCCCTATGTCGGAGTGATGGTAGCTACGGTAGCGGGGGCTAACGTGGACCTCGCTAGTGTGACTACCCCAGGGGGCTTCTGCATCCTGATGAATCTCGACCCTACGAACTACGTAGAGGTTGGGATCTGGGACCCAGACAGTAGCAAATTCTACCCAATGTTTGAGCTACTCCCAGGGGAGTTTTATGTCACTCGCCTAGCCCGAAATATCGAAGAGGAGTACGGGACGGGTACGGGAACCGTTGGGGCGGATACAAACCGCCTACGGCTGAAGGCGGATACGGCTGCTTGCAAAGTTTTCGTTGGAGTATTCGACAAGTGACCAATCTCAAGGAGCGAACCGATGCCAGCCCGCTATACAGTAGTCGAAAAGGTCTACCATCAATCCGAGGGGGAAGAACCCACGAGCTATGGAGTACCTTATGACCGGGTGATAGTCTCTGATGAGCAGCCCTACGAACGGAGGCTGACCGCCCGAGAGGAATGGACCCCTCTAGACTGCGGATGGATCGGGGATAAAGGATCAATTCTTCTTCTCAAGAGTCTAGAGGGGAGATTCCTCCAACGGAATCCTACCCCAGGGGAGAGGGCCGAAGTGGCAGCCCAAGTCATCGAGGTAGCCTACGGCCCCGATCCTTCCCCCGAGAAGGCTTGGCTAATCCATCCCGGAGAGTCTATGCGGGCGTTTCCTGTCGAAGCTACGGCCCTCTTCATCCGCTGCCGTCAAGGAGTTGCCCGGTTCTCTCTCGTCTTGATTCCGGGGTAAATCCTTTCCCCAGGAGACCGTTATGGGCTACCAGCTTCGATCCTTCTCTGACGGCGATATGCGATTGTTGCGGGGGATGCTCCAACGAGAGCGTAACTGCCCGCTCAATCTTCCCTCACGGGTTGCTTCAGAGCTAAGTCGAACCGTCCAGAAACAATCTCCTGAGACTTACATAGCTAAGCCTACAACCTCTAGTGGAATACCAGCCCTTACAGAAGCTACTGGGACGGCCTCTTATGACGAACCTGGAACGGCCCTCTGCGATATCTATAGAATCAATATAACCAGCGATGTCCCAGAGTTATGGCCACATAGTGTAGATCAAAGGGTGTATACCCTCGGGGCTCTTATCTCCCAGGATTGGATACTCGTAACTAAGGATAAGTTTGGAAAGTGGATTGCCGTTACCTCTCCGGGGAAGTCTTCGGGGGACTCCCTAGTGGGCGGAATGCTCGCAGAGGATCACCCCGGACGGGGTGAAGTCTTCACTATCTGGCTTGGTACTTGGTGCCCCGGAGAAGCTAAGTGGAGGTTCTCTTGCGAGAGCGAATCGGGAACCGGAAGCGGGACTGGAACCAACGTTGCCGGGGGGGATACGGTTTCAGCGATTGATTGGCGTTATGACGTGCCCTACCCCGACAAATATGCTCAGGGGTTATTCGTTCAACGAACCTACGATCCCTCGGGCACGGGTACGGGTACGGGAACGGGTACAGGTACGGGAACGGGTACAGGTACGGGAACGGGGGAGACTGAAAGTGCAAGTGTGATTTATGAAACGGTTTCCCTTGACTGCTCAAGTGATGGCTCTTGCGACGACCACGACCTACCCTGTTTATAGGGGGTAACTACTAGGAGCGAGTTCATGGGTCGTAGGCGATGCTGCTGTGAACGTCCCTGTATTATCTTCCAGGACGACTTCAACCGTGCGGACTCTTCTGCCCTAGGAGATAACTGGTTGGAGGACGCCGGGGACTCTGAGATCAAGAACGATAAACTGTGGGTTCCCAACGGCGGTAGGGCTGTCTGTACTATCCCCCATCCTACTCGCAACGCAACGGGCTGGGCTTACGCGGACCTGATAGATATTCAAGAAGACGATATCTTCCGAGTTCTCATCGACTTCGTGGACGACCCTTCAGACCCGAGATACCGCACCTATCTATTTGGAGAATACGAGGCTGGACCTACTGAAGGATGGTTGCGAGTAGGCTCGGGGGTCGCAGGGGTAGTAAACCATCTAGATACTATACCCTGCCCTCACGAAGCAAACGACAAGCTGACAGTGTGCCGAAGTTACGATGGGATCTACGCGGTGTTAGAGGGGGGAAGCACCTACGCCTATAGTTGTGTGGGAGCTGAGGACTCAGCGACTTACGGGACGAAACTCTGGAAGGCGGGGGTATCGAGTGCAAGCCCTCGAAACGTCTACTTTGATAATTTTGGGTTTGAAGAACATCAACACACCAACACTGATTGCCCCAAGTGCGAATGTGACT